ACCGTTAGAAAGGGAGGATTAATCATGACTATTGATTTACTAATAAAAATATACAATCAATGGGGGAATCAAAATAAGATTCATCCCTTGCATAGTGCCGATGAAGAGCTTTGGAATCCTAATCTAAATGGTACACAAAAAGATTGGTTGAAAAGATTCATTAAAGTTTGGCATCAAGTACAAGATTCAGATCACCAAAGGTATATTAAAAAATCTATGAAAGAATGCATTGAGACTGCATTGGAGGAAGTGAATGCACATTGAGATCGTTCTTAGATGTACTTTTATGGTGATGGGAGGCTTTACTTTGTACTTTATATTTTGGGCGATCCTATCTTTTATTCTTAAACAATGGAGGCGTAAATGATAGCTGAATTCATTCTAATCGTGAGCAATGTAATGGCTTTTGGTACTCATGAGACCATTGAGGGTTCTTTTAGTACATGTGATGAGGCCGCTACATTTTATGAATCTTTTTATCGTGGCAAAGATAACTTCAATGGTTATCGATGCATACGTGAAGATTTAATTCATAAGGGGGTATTTAATGACAAGTAAAATCGTTGATGGTTCGTACGGGTGCCGGTGGCTTGCTATCGGCATCCTTATTGGTTCTTTAATTGGTATCGGTCTACAAAATACCATTGAGGATTTTTTAGATATTTGGTATCCGACACCGAAAGAAGTTGTTTGTCAAAAGGGGAAACTCTTTGAGCAAATTAGTTACGGTGGATCGGTGTATTTAAAAACACAAAAAGAGTGCATTGAGACTGCATTGGAGGAAATAAAATGACTAATCAAGTTTTATATGATGCTTTACATCATGCCGAAAACTTAGAAAAGCAAGGCAAGATCGATGATCGGACGTGTTGGGAATTTTTACGCGCGGTCGATCAAATTTTAATTGAATTAGAAAAAAGGGAGAGTTAAAAATGGTAGGAAAAGTCACAAGTAACAAAGAGTTAAGTGCATCTCAGATGCCTGTATTGATGGGGTGTTCGCGCTTTCAATCGCGTAATGAATTATTAAAAATGATCATGGATGCCAATCATGGTATCGAACCGCCTCAAATAAGTTCAGAACCTATGAATTGGGGCAATACTTTAGAACCAATCATATTAAATGAAGCATGTGCCAGGTTAGGCCTAGGCAATCCAAAAACAACACATGACAAGGCGTATCATCATGACACCTTACCCATTGCATGCTCACTAGATGGCACAATTGAGGGCGATGGTAAAGAGGTTGTAAGCGATATGGAAAAGGGAATTATTTGTGTTAATGCAGATTCCATTAAGCTTGAGGGTACGATTATTTTAGAATCTAAAGTGACCGCCCATGATGTCGAGACAGCCGATACATTGCCGCTTTATCGTGGGGTATTACAATTACAGATGCAGATGGATATTTGTCATGCTGAAGTAGGTGTATTGTGCGTGCTATATAAAGGCACCACGCTGAGACTTTTTGTATACAAAAGGGATGATGAAGTCTTATCTCAATTGCATGACGCTATTATGGATTTTCAAAAAAGAATTGATAAGTATCTAACGAATGAGGAAATTGATTTTTACGAGAGTCAATCCCCGGATGAAGCTGCACGAGTATTTAATGAAGCAGATAAAACTGAAATTGAATTGCCTCATTGTGAAGAGCTTGCTGAAAGAATTGTTACACTCCGTGATGAAATTACTGAGCGAGAAAAGGAAATTGATAATCATCAGACAAAAATCATGGATGAAATGCGTGACAATCAATACGCTGTAGCGGGGCGTTATGGAATTGATTGGCCTGTTCGACAATTTAAGCCGCAACCCGCAAGGACATTGCCGGCTAAAGATGGGTATGTCATTCGACAATCAAAACTTAAAATTAAAGATAGGGAGAATATTAATGAGTGATATCAATAACTTAGGGGGTGATCAATACGATCACAGTATGAAACAAGAAGATACAAATACGTTTTTGCAAGTGCTTTATCGCAACGTTAAAGACACTACAAAAAGACAAGAAATTATTAAACTTTATTTTGGAGAATGTGATGACAACGAAAACTTCGGTGATTGCTGAGGCTTATAAAGAGTTAAGAGCAGTTGATGTACATAAATTAGGATTAGTTGAAAAGAAAAAATCAAGCTTCGGTGCAGAACTTGACTATATTTCATGGGCAAATGCATTGGATTTATTAAAAACACATGATCCAAATGCTACCTTTACTTATGATTTAGATAAAGAAAAGTTTTACCCTGATGGCACGATGATGGTGCAAGTTACATTGCATACATTAGGCACAAGTCAATCTGAGATTATGCCTGTCATTGCGGGAGGTAATAAAGCCATTACTAATCCTAATTCACATCAAATTAATACAGCCTATAAAAGATGTTTAGCTAAATGCATAAGCACTACAACAGGCCTTGGTATTAGTTTGTATGCGGGTGATCTTGGTATTAATGAAGAGGAAGACAAAGATAAATCTAGCATGGCAAAGCAAATAAGGGAGGTGGCTGCAAAAAAGCCTATGCCCTGAATCTACCAGGGAAAGAAGCTTTAACTTTTGTAGATGAACATGCATTGATGAATCGATACATTGAGATCCTTAAACAAATTAAAGAAATAGATGAAGAGAAACTCGATGCAAAAGAAAAGTTAAAAAAGATGGAGGCATTTGCAACAGCCAATCTTTCAGTCGTACAAAAACTGACAGGTGATAAGCAAGTGAAAATTAAGTATGCATTAATGGATGCAATGAAAGGACTGTAATGGCTACATTTAAAAGTTTAGATTTTTTAGCGGATCCTGAATGTGAACGTGTCACCCATCAACACAGTTATTCACTTGATGATTGGCGTGGACGTTTAATTTTAGGTGTATTGCAAAATGCATTGGATGAATACTTAGGTAAGAAAGTAAAGAAAGAGGTACGCAAAGAAGCAGCACAATTTTTGTTTGAAGATAATGAAGTCTTGGAGTTATGTCTACAGTTAATTCACGTAGACAAAGATTATTTTCGCAAACAAATAAGTAAGATGCGTAAACAAGGTGAACGTTTACGTAAACCAAGGAACAATTAACTAACTTTATAAGGAATGATTATGAAAAAAGCAAATGATGTATACGTAACTACTGATTATAATGCGTTTACTTATATTAACGGTAATAGAAATATTAACAAAGCTAATTTTAGAAGGCTATTGAAATCTATGAAGGAAAAATATATTCCTATTCCGATTATCGTTAATAAGAAAAGGCAAATTATCGATGGCCAACATCGATTTGAAGCTGCAAAATTTCTCAAAAAAGAAGTGTATTTTATGAAGATTAATAATTTAGATCTTGATGAGGTGCGTAGACTTAATGAGAATACAGCAAACTGGAATAACAATGACAGGCTTCAATCGTTTTGTGAGCTTGGGTATCCAGAATATTTAAAGTTTAAAGAGTTTATGCAGAAGACTGGATTCAACTATACTGTTTGTATTTCGTTACTTAGTGATAGTCGACAACGCTCCGGTGAGCATGGACGTATGTTTAAATCTGGTGACTTTAAGATTAAAAACTATGAGCGTGCATTGGAGAATGCCAAAAGACTAGACGAGATTGGTAATTATTATTCTAACTATAAGAGTAGTAATTTTTTAAGCTGCATGATTGAGTTGTTTTACCATGCTGATTATGATCATAAAAGAATGATACAAAAATTAAAGTGTCAATCACATATGATTCCCAAGACAGGGGATAAAGAAATTTATTTCAATGCAATACGAGATATTTATAATTTCAAAGTACCTCGTTCTCAAAAGGTTGGATTCTTTTAAAACAATAGAGGGCCGAAAGGCCCTTTATTATTTGTTCATTACATACATTGTTACTTCAAAACCAAAACGCATTTCAGTAGCTGATGGAGTTGTCCACATGATTATTCCCTTTCAGTTAGTTTGTCAAGATTGTAGTTTAACTATAGAAAGTGTAAAATGAATCAAGATAAACATGAGTTAAGACTAATGATAGACCCTGATCACAAATATGTAGTATTCGATGGCTTCGGTGATAGCCTAAGATCCTTTGCAACTTTAGAATCGGTAGAAACTTTTCTAAAATTACGCCCGGATTGTCGAGTTGAAGAGATAAAACCTCTATCAAATGAAGAATTTACAGCCATTTATGGAGAACCCCCGTTCTAGCACGTCTAAGCCTCGTGGTGAAGACTTTAAACTTTTTGATACCTACCCCTTACCTACCTTGAGATCGTGCAACAGAGAGCGTTATATGAGGTCGTTTTTCTATTCCAACCTGTAATTCTGTCTTATGATAGTCATAAAAGATATATTTGTGTTTATGGTCGGGAGGAAGGTTAATATAATTTTCATGAAGGCAAATTCTGTAAGTATCATCTAATAAATTTTCATCAGCATA